TTGCCGGCGTAGCCCTCGAGCATCCCCTGGGCGGCACCTGGGCTGCGCTGGATCTCGGCATCGATGCCGGCGGCGATCGCCGCGGAGACCGCGGTCTCGGTCGCCTCCTTGATCGACTCCTCCGGCATGCCCGGGTTAGCCGCACGAATGCCGGCAGCAATCGAAGCCTCGCCAGCGCGGACCTTGACCGGGTCGTTGATGTACAGCTGAATCTGCTCACCGGCCTGCTCGACCTGAGTCTTGGCCAGGGCCAGATCCCATTCCTGTTGGCCGCCGAGCGCGCGCTGCTGGATCCTGGCCATGTCGCCGGTGTACTTGCGCTCGATGCTCTGCTTCAGCAGGTTCGCAGCACGAGGATTGGTGACAGATCCAAGGTACTTCTTCTTGAGCTCACCGAGCTGGTCAATCGTCGGCTGCATGCGCTTGACCGAGTCCTCGCCCTGAGACCCGAAATAGGGGTTCTCCCCAGTCAGAAGCAGGCTGTTCGTGTCTCTGACAAACGACTGCAGCGCCGACTCGGCCTCGAGCATGGCATTGCGCTCTTCCATGGCCTGGACATCGGCGGCCATATCGTTGATCCCGGCAGCCAGGCCGGCATTGACGTTCTCGTAACGAGGCATCGGGCCGAGCGCATAGGCGTTTGCCCGGGTGCCCTCCTTGTAGACCGGTACCTTGATAGTCATCAGATCAGCATCCCGTTGCTGGCACTACCGGTGACCGCGCCACCGGTCGAGGTGTTCATTGGTGCGCCTGGCTTGATCATGCTCTTGCTGTCGTACCACTTGCTGTCGACCAGGGTTCCGCCGAGGCCACCGAGCAGGGCCCCCATCGCACCGCGCGTGCCGCTCGTCTTGGCCTGGTCGGCCTGGTACCCGTAGGTCGACGCTGCCGATCTGTAGCCATAGGCTTCACGCTCGGCGTTGTTGCGGATGGTCAGCGCCTCGAGTTCGCCCAGCATGGCGGTGTCGGCCTGCAGATCCGACGCACTGCCAGAGTCCAGTTCGACTCCGTTTGCTGCCAACATCGACCGCTGTTGGCCCTTGAAGGCAGACACCTTGCGTCGGTGTTGCTCCTCTTCGACCTTGCCGCGCTCGATGGCGTCCTTGGCCTGCTGGTTCTGGATCTTGGCCTGCATGCGCATCGCGTCGGCGTTGGCATTGCCCCCGGTCAGCGACGTGTAGGCGCTAAACAGCGTGCTTGCCGTGCCCAGCGTCGCGCCCAGCGCGAACTTACCGCCCACACCGAAGAGTCCGGCTGTGGCTGCGGTAGCTGCGGTGCCGCCAGTTGCCGCGGTAGCTGCAGTGCCAAACAGGAGCGGTTCACACATCAGTGGATCCTCATCTCGAAGTGACGAAACGGCTCACCGAACAGGCCCATCGGTGCAGGCTCGCTGAACGTGAACCCCATGAACTCGAGCCACTTGATGCTAGTCTCGTTGTCGACGTGAACGTAGTTGTCGACGATGTTGTAGCCCTTCACTAGCTCGAGCACCTTGCGCCACATGATCGAGAACTCGCGCCGACCGAACTTGATCTTGTGGATGTCATCGGTGCCGAGCATCCAGACCGTCCCGGTGCGATCGAGCAGACAGCGCTCGACGACGCCGAACATCAGCGTTGGCACTCCGTCGACGAGCACCGTGTAGCACTTCTCCGACTCATTCAATCCGTTCAGGAGCGCCTGCGTTGGGGTGCTCGCCGAGGAGTACCAAATCTCAATCTTGTCCGCATCGCGCATGTTCGCCGCGATGTGCGGAATGTGACCGTGCTCGGCCTTCACGACGTCGTATTTAGCCAATGGACACCTCCGGCGCGATGGCCAGCACGGTCACAGGAAGCGGGTCGGTCTGTTCGAAGTACACCTGACCGTCCTGGTTCCAGGTCGCGTACATCGACACCTCGCGGTCGTAGGACCGCAGTTCGATCTCGTCGTAGTCGTCGGCTTCGTAGCGGGACTTGATCTCGAACTTGTTGGTCGAGTCCGTTCCCACCCAGCCGCCGCGGGAGTTCAGGAAGGTGAACACGACCGAGGAAACGGACTTCTGCTTGCCGCGCAGGACGGTATCCTGGGCGTTGACGTCGATCGGCAGGGTCTGCAGGTACGAGGTGTAGTCGAGGCCGATGTGAACTTTCGACGCACTGTTCGGCAGGGTGACCTTGCCGTCGGTCACGGTGAGGTTGCGCACGACGTTACCGTCAGCCAGCGCGGTGACTGTCTCACCCTCGAGGTGGCGCAGGCCGCTGATCGTGGTCGTGGCTGTACCGTCGTAGGTCGACCCGCAGTCCACGCAGAAGGCATCCTCGGCGGCAGACCAGGCGCGCGGGGCCATGCGCTCTGTGTATCGTTTCGTAACACCGCCGATCGTGCGCTCGACGCCGAGGTAGAGCACGTCGACCTGCCCCTCGCCGATGACGGCCAGGGTCTTGACCGTGCCGCTGGTCTCGAACAGGTACCACGCGACGACCTCGTGCTCCCGGTGGTAGGTGCAGCCGAGCACCTTGCCGTCCGAGCGCAGCAGGAACAGCTGACTGTAAGGTTCCTGGGCGTAGGCCATCTCGGTGATCGTGTAACCCTCGAACAGGTGCTGCGCCAGGATCGACAAGTCGGAACCAGTGTAGGTGTCAGACTCGAAGGTATACGCGATGTCGCGCACCCGGCTGCCGCGCTCCTGGATGTAGACGGCACTGTCACCGACCACCACAGGCTGCACGTCACTCGCGCCGTAGTAACTCTGGGGTTTGACCCCGACCGAGCTCGGCGTGAGCACGTCGTCCTGGCCCTCGGTCACCTTCCACTCACCGCCGCTGGTCAGCAGCAGCAAGGCGTCGAGGGCCACGATGTGGCGCACCTCGTTGACCTTCTGGCTCGCGATCGTGAAGGTGATCGCATCGTCGTCCTTGGTCGGCACCGACACCCGCATCGAGTGGTAGTTGCCGGACTGCGACCCGTACACCGTCTGCGGCTTGTTGGTCGTCGCGGCGTACAGGATCCGTTGCTGGTAGTAGTTGACCGTGGTCGGCTTGTCGTCGGCGCCGGTAAAGGGTTGACGATCGACCGGTGGTGCATCGTCCACGGTGGGCGCGATGTTGTAGTCCTTGTGGCTGGTGGTAGTCGACTTGCCGATCCAGCCGTAAACGTCGGAGACTTCGGACTCGGCCTTGTAGACGTTGTAGTAGTCCGCCCCGGTGACCGCTGACCACGAAATAGTCACGTAGCAGGTCTCGCTGAGCGAGTTGTTGGTGACCGATACCGGGCTCGACGCGACCGACTCGTTGCCGTCCTCATCGACCGCGGTGACCACGTACTCGTAGGTCTTCGAGTTCGAGCCGCACCCGGACCCGCCACCGGTAGCGGACAGCCCGGTCGGGGCGCTGATCGTGGGCGCGAAACTGATCGTCGAGAAGGTCCAGCTGGTATGGCCGGTGCGGGTGAGCTCGGTCGGGTCGTAGCCCGCGCAGGTCAGCGTCATGACGTCTGCGGACTGGGTGTACTTGATGTTCGCGATGTCGGCCTCGGCGTAGGGGCTGACCACGGTGTACAACTTCGCCGCGGTGCCACCTGACGTGAACGCAGTGTAACCAGTGGAGTCGACGCCGCTCAGGACGAAAGTTTCGGTAGAAACGCTCGCAACCGTGAACCATCCGTTGTTGAGTTCGACCGTTCCACCGAGGCCAGACAGGTACACCTGATCACCGTTACTGTAGCCATGGCCTGTGACCTCGACGGTGGTTGTGGCACCAAGCGTGACACTGACAACGTTCTGGGCAGTCTCTGTGACATAGCCCCCGTCCATGATCACCCGCATGGCCAGATCGGTGAACTCGAGCACGTAGGTCTGCTCGGTGTTGAAGCTGAACGGCAGGAAGCGGAAGGTCGCGGAGTTGTCCTTGATCTCTCCAGTCCAGGCGTAGCCGGCGCGGGTGCTGGTTCCACCTTCAGGGTGAACGAAGAAGTTGCGCAGCGAGGCCAGACCGAGCGCATACAGGCGCAGGTCGGCGCGGGCGTGCAAGCCCGGCGCCAGTTCGCCCTTGGTGAAGCTGCGCTGGATCATCTCCGGCATCAGCGGCGCTCCAGGATCGTCGGCGACTCAGGGACCCTGGCCACCCCATAGGACTCGTTGGCGTCGCGCGCCGTCGCGGCCGGTAGGATCTCCTTGTAGATCTCGAGCGACTCCGCGCGCAGCTTGCGGCCGGTCTCCGCGCCGATGATGGGCACTGCGATCAGGCTGGCGAGGTACCAGCTGAGCGCCTCAACGAAGTGAGGGTCGAAGCGCGAGGCATCGGTCTGGGTGGCGATGTAGACGAGGTAGGCCTCGGCCTGATTGGTCAGGATGACCCGGCCCCCGTCATCCCCTTGTCCCAACTGCCACGGCGCGCGGTGCGCCTGTCGGTGGTCGGTCTCCCAGTCCTCGAAGTGGTACGCGATCGTGCGATCAGTACCAACCGACAGCTGCGGCATCACGTACAGGGCGCGCAGGCAGTCCGTCGGGTAGTCGTAGGCGTAGGCCCACTCGAGCGGGGAGTCGGTCAGCAGGGACAGTGCCGTGCTGGTTGTTGCGAACCGCCACGGGTACTCCCGCAGCAGGAATTCCACGGCAAGGTCGAAACGCTGGTTGCACACCTGTGCCTCCAGGCTGTTCTCGGTCAACGCATTGATCGAGCCGGCGCGGATGTTACCGAGCGCGAGGTTGCAGATTTCGACCTTGTTTGCCATTCATCAGACCTCGAAGCGCACCTTTTCACCCGGACCTTTGGCCTGCACCTGATCGGGCTGCGGGGCGCTCGGTGGCGTCGGGGGCTTGGTGTTGCGGCGAGGCTTTTTGCCCTCGACCAGTTCCAGCGCACTGGGGCACGGGTTGAGTTTCTTGTCAGTGATGTAGGGGTCGTGCCGGCCGCCCGGCTCGCGCAGGGTGCCGCCGACGAAACACTTTCTGAGGACCTTGTACGTGTATGCCATATCGTTGCCTTAAAAAGGCCCGCCCCCGGGGAGGAATCCGTGCTTGGGGCGGGCAACTTCCACTCAGGGACAGATCAACCGTTGGTCTGGTTGCCCATCGTGATACCAGCCGTCACGGTGCCTGCCGTCGCGCCCGAATAGTTCAGGCCGAGGTAGCGGGCGTCGATCTGGTTGGGCAGCACCTGGATGGCAACCTGCGAACCCGCCGCGGCCGAGGCCGGGAAGGTGTACTGGGCCACCGTGGTCGGCGAGGACAGGTCGGAGTTTGCCGACGAGTAGACCTTGACCACGAGGGTGCCGGTGATCGCACCGGTCACCTGTACCAGGATCGGCACCGGGGTGCCCTTACCAACGTCGCGTTCCAGGGCGGCAGCTGCACCGTAAGGGGTGCCCGCTGCGCCGAGGTCGATAACGTTCTCGGAGTTCTCAGTCGTGTTGACGACCTGATCGTCCGAGAACAGCTGTTGTGCAGAGAAAATCATGATGTTGCTCCTGTTCAGTTACTCAGACGATCAGCTGACGTGATCTTCAGCGTTGGTGATCGCGTCGGTCTCGCGGATCGGGATGCCACGGTAGGTCAGCACCTCCTTGCCCTCGATCTCCATCGGCTTGAGACGGACGAACGAGTCGCTACCGCCGGCGTTGGTGGACGCGGCGTCCAGGACCTGCATGATGTCGCGGTTGCAGTAGATGGCCTGACGACCACCCGGGACACGACGCGACTGCAGCTGCCAGTAGGCCTTACGCATGTAGTCGTAGATGTTGCCGCCGGTACCGTCGACACTGGACGGGTCAGCCAGAGCACGCGAGATATCGATGTTGCAGATACGCGCGTTGTAGCGCCAATCGCGAACCGACAGGCCAACGTTCCAGCGGAACAGTTCTTCTTTCACGTAGTACGCGTTGGAGGAACCATCCAGGACACGCTGTTCGCCCTTGTCGGTGCGGCTCACGCCCGCCTGCGTGCCCTTCGGGTACAGCAGTTGGGTCTGGTTGTCGCCCCAAGTCACGAACCAGATCGAGGTGTTGTCACCGGTTCCAGTGTTGGCTGCGTCAGCGTCGATGATGTTGTTGCCGTTAGCGGCAGTGGTGTCGTTGTAGCGCGGGGCCAGACCCATGAACTGCTCCGGGTCGGAGGCGCTGTTGCCGTAGAAGATCTTGCTTGCGATCTCCTGGTTCATGGCCTCGAGGAAGGACGACGCCTCAGACATGCGGATCGCGCCCTCGTTGCCGGACAGTTCCAGCAGGCGGGTGTCGATGGTGCTCAGCGCCTCGACGAAACCGGTCGTGTCTTCGACCTGCGCCTTGGTGCTCTTGCTCTGCGGGATGCCCTGGTACAACTTGCCCCACGTCACCGAGGGCAGGCCGGTGCGCACGGTCGTCAGGTGCTTGGTGCCGTTGTTGCACTCGACCGCGATCGCGTCGTCCAGGATGGGGTTCATCTCCATCAGCATCTCGATGACATCCGCGGTGGTGCCATCGGGATTCTGACTCTTGTACAGATCGACAAGGTCGAAATATGTTGCGCCAATAGTGGCCATGGTTCGGTCTCCTATTCAGTACCGTAAAGTCGTTCAATTCGGGACTTCTCCCGCTCGACGGCTTTGCCTTCGCCGGGAGTGTCTTCAGTGAGGTACCTGTTGCCGATGCGGGTCAGCCCCCGGATCAGTTCCGGGTGGTTCAGAAACCCGATCTGCTTCAGTTCCTCAATGAATGCCGGGGCGAAGTTGCCCTTGAGGACGTTGTTGGCGCTCGCCAGCGACTGCTCCAGTTTGTCGCCGCCGAACTCCTTGTCTTCACGGGCTGCCTCCTTCCAGGCATCCACCTGCTGATGGAATTGATCAACTTGGGCCTGGACTCGCGCCGATTCGAAGTCAACGAGCTTCTGGGCTTGCTCCTGCGATAGTCCGAGTTCCTTGAACACCGGGTTCGCTTGGGCCAGAAGTTCCTCGTTGAGCTCAACGCCTTCAGGGAGACTGAAGTCGGCGTACTCGTCGGGTTCCGCTTGCTGTTCGTTACCTTCAGCTTGCTCACCTTCCGGGGCCTGCTGCTCACCTGCGGCCTGCTGCGCGTCGTCACCCGCGGCCTGCTCCGGTTGCTTCAACAGATCTCCAGAAGGCGTACTTGCCGCATCGTCAGCTGCGCCCACACTGTCGGCAGTCTGCTCATCGGACATGTTCGTTTTCCTCTTGGATCAGTTTCACGTAGTCGTCGAACGCGAACTCACGGACCCGGTTGGTCACCTGCAGCCCCACGTCCTGCATGCCCACGTTCTTGATGGTCTGGTTGGTCGCACCGTTGAACGGCGACAGACCGACCCCACTCATGCGCAGGACGTCACGGACCACCAGCCGGCCCTGATTCGAAGACATGACGAACTGCCACGCCTCCTTGACCTCCTGCTGCTTGCGCTTGGCCTCCTCCTGGTTCATGCCAGCCCCATGGCCCGGGTCAGCGCGTTGGCCGACTCGGTGTCCGTCTCACTGAGCGCCTTGGCACTCTGGGCCATCGGCTGTGCCATCTCGGCGGCGCGCGCCGCTGCAGCCTGTCTCTGCTCAGCGGCCACAGCAGCCTCGGCGTCCTTGTCCTCGCGAACGATACGAGGCGCGACGCCGACCGCCTGCGCGTACTCGTCGATGGACTGCATGGCGTCGAGCTTGTGCCGCGCCTCGGGCCAGACCTGCGCGAGGTTCATCGTGTAGGTAGCCAAGCGCTCGATGCCGCTGATCGCGGTCAGTCGCTGAGCCTGCGCGAGCACCGAGATGTACTCGACGTTGATGTCGGTCTGGGCCAACTCGGTCGGCGCCGGGGGCAGCACGCCAGCGCGCAGCATGAGCTTGAAGGTGCGCTTGATTAGCGGGTTCAGTAGCTCGTTGTGCAGGCGCTCGAGCACCGGCCCGAGCATGAGCAGTTTCTCCTCGTGCTTTTCCTCGATCTCGCGCGCGGTGATCTGCCGGCGGTCGCTGTTCGCCAACATCAGGAACAGATCCTCGTAGAAGGCCCGCTTGACCCGAAACTCGTCCTCGCGGATCTCGGCCCCGATCGCGGTCAGGTCAGGGCGGAAGTCGTACATGCTGCGGATGCCGTTGCCGGTGTCCGGTACGAACTCCATGTCGCCGGGTTTGAACCCGCCACTCATGAGGTTCTGCAAAGCCATAGGTGCCTGCAGCGGCGGATCGACCACTTTGTCGATGGCCTGACTCTTCCGACGCTCGTGCAGCTGCAGGGCTTTGATGTCGCCGAGCGCGTCCATGCCAGGACAGTTCGTACCGTAGACGTCCGAGCCTGCGATCTCCCATCGCGGGCACAGGATCGGGAACTCCTCGAACCCCTTCACCCGCAGGAACTCGTCGCGCGGCTGGCGCTCTTCGAAGTACACCGACCGGTAGGCCATACCTGATCGCGGTCGCTGGTCGTCGGCGTCGTCCTCGGGCTCGATGACGTGGATCACGTCCACCCAGGACTCAGTGTTGCCGCGGTCCCAGTTGTGCCGGGTGGGCTGGCTGACCTTGTCGTAGCCGAACTCCTTGACGAGCTCGCCTACCGTCATCTGGTACTGTCGGTAGAAGGTGTCGACCTCGTGCCGGCCGTTGCTGGCGATCGCGTAGCTGCCCGCGGTGTAGGTGTTGCCGCGGATGATGTTGTCGAAGTCGAAGAACACACCCATCGGCGCAGTCGCGAAGGTGCCGAGCTCGGCGTACAACGCGTGCAGCTGGTTGTACACGTTCGACTGCGCGAACACCTCGCGCATCTTCATCTGCACGTCGTGCAGCCAGAACTTGACCGGTCCGTACTCGGCGAGCTCGGGGTCGAGCGTGCCCAGCTGGAACCACGGGCGGGCCGGGCTAGTAATGCCGGCCATCATGCCCGAGGCCAGCGTGCGTGCCGCCAGCCGGCCGGTGTTGTTCAGGATCTTGGTGTTGCGCTTGGCCTTGTTGCGGTCAGACGCCAGGAAGCGGCCGCGGTAGCCGAGGATGTGGTCGCTCAACTCCCGCCAGTGGCCGAGCATGTTGGAACGCTCGGACTCGAGCGCCTTCCAGCGCTTGCGGTAGTGCTCGATGGCCGAGGTTGCCACAGTCAGTTACCCAGCAGGTTGCCGGTCGTCGACGCATCGCCGAGCAGGTCGCCCTGCGTCTTGATCGTCGAGCTACGCCCGGCGGCCACCCGCTGGCGACGCTTGTCGTCCTGACGGGCCCGCTGTGCGCCCTCATCGGCCATGCGCGGCGTGGCCGGCGGTTTCGGTGGTGGCTTGTAATCGGGACCGCTCGAGAGACACATAAACCCTTACCCGGACTGCGAATATTCACGGGTATGGTAGTCGGTGCCTTTACTTTTGGGAATGTTGCGTTTTTCGCAACATCTACATCACAGGGCGTCGAGCGGGTCGTAGTCTTTACTTTCGTTGCGTCGTTTCGCGAAGTGACTATCTATAATTGCGCCTGATGGTGCTTTACTACCTTTCGGTGGTACCGGATAAGCAAACGTCAACGCCAGCGCATCGGCGAGGTCCGGCGACGGCAGGCCGCGGTCGCGCAGCTTGTCCTTGCTCTCCAGGGCGAACTTGTTGGCCGCATTGTCGTAACTGTAGGTCGGTGCGCACAGGTCCACCTTCAGGTCCTCGATGTTGGGCAGGCGCCCACCCTTGTCGATCCACTGGCGCATCAGGTCCCACATCTCCGAACGCTTGTTGACGTAGTGGGCATCCATCGGCTTGCCGCCGAAGTTGACCTCGACGATCGAGTGGCCCAGCTGGCGCAGCCGGTCGATCACACCCTCGCCGCGCCCGGCATCGATGCAAAC